AAAGCAAGGTCGTGGTCTCACATTCATCATCTTTTCCCTGACGCTAAAATTCTTGTTACCGTCAGAGACCTAAGAGACATCGTTGAGTCGTTTGATAAGATCAACCGTAACATCAAGGCACTACATAGTTACGCCGAGGATGGTAAGTTGTATGGTTGTATGTTAGAGGAAGAAAAGTATACTTATCATTTTGAAACCAACAACGCATTGTCTGGAACACTTTACGGCGAACTTAGAAAATACATGACAATGTTTCAACGAGGTGAAAGAAAAATAAAATTTATTCGATATGAAGATTTTCTAAGAGAACCGAATACTGTTTTAAATAATGTTTATCGGTTTCTTGAATTGCCGAGTTTTAATCATGACCTAGATAATATATCGCAGTCAGAAGTTTTTGAGCACGATAACGCTTACTTTCGCGAGAAGACTAGCCATGTAGTACAATCGCAAATGATTCCATGGAAGGAACCGCAAAGACATTTGTCAGATTGGATACATAATAAAATAATTGAAGATCATAAGTGGTACTATGAAGCATTTTATCCGGAGGTTTTATAATGCAAACAGCGCAGGAATGTTTTGAGAAGAACGGTTACGTTTACCTCAACGACACAATTAAAAAAGAAGATTGTGAACATTTAACAAAATACATGTTCGATCTTCACAAGCAGGGTTTGCTTGAGAAAGATGAGCAATGCCCTTTATCAGATTCTGTTTATGGTGATGAAGTTTTAGATAAAATTGCGCAGGAGTTATCTGGACCTCTCAGCAAACAACTCGGCATAGAACTCTTACCTACGTACACCTACGCTCGTATCTATAGGAAAGGGGAAGTTCTAGCGCGACATAAAGATCGTCCCTCATGCGAGGTTTCAGGGACGATGACACTCGGTTTCGATGAGTCGTCAGCAATATGGCCAATATTTTTTGCTGAAGACGATGATGATCATGTAGGTAATATGCTACACATTAATGTCGGCGACTTGGTAATGTATCGTGGTTGCGATAAACCTCACTGGCGTCCAAAGTATAAAGGTAACTGGCAGGTTCAGGTTTTCTTTCACTTTGTAGATGCTAATGGTCCGCATAAAGATTGGAAGTTTGACCGACGACCGAAAATGGGAATCAAGAAGGGGCAACAATCTGTACTTGATGGTCCGCAGAATCAGTTTGTCGAAGAAGCGCAAAGGCAACAAGGGCAAGGTATGATTGTTGATGATCCTGTCAAGCAGTTCGCTTTGCCTCAGTCACAAATCATTCATCATGGTGTAATGATTAGAACCTGTGATAATATTTTCCCAGGCGCAATTACTTATGACAAAAACTTTCACGGTGAACAATGTTTTACTGATGAAGAGTGCGAAAAGGTTTTAGAAATCTCTGATCAAATGTATGGCGCTAAGTCAACCGTTGGTTCTGATAGCACTAGGTCATACAATAAAGAGATTCGTGAAGTCGACACCTATGATCTTGGACTCAATGAACAAACAGCGTGGATCTTCAACAAGATTGCTGGCGCTGTAGCAACAGCAAACGCTGAATATTACAGATATGATCTGCTAGGAATTACTCATTCGCTACAACTGCTACACTACAAGGCTGAAGACGAAGCACACTATTCTTGGCACATTGATGCTGGTATGGAGTCAAGTGCCACCAGAAAAATCTCTGCTTCTATTCCAATTAGTAAACCAGAAGATTATGAAGGCGGTGAGTTGCAGATCTACAACAATGGTGTTGAAATGACTGCCACGAAAGAACGCGGTTCGATTACGATGTTTCCTAGTTATCAGATGCATCGTGTGACGCCAATCACCAAGGGTGAGCGTTGGGTAATTGTAGTTTGGGTGCATGGTCCTAATCGTTTTAGATAGTAATCCTTATAAATAAATGCAGTTCATTAGGATTACTATTCATGGCAGTCATTGCATCAAGGGATCAACTCATAGATTATTGCCTTCGACGCCTCGGCGAACCAGTTATCGAGATTAATGTCGACGTTGACCAAATTGAAGACAAAGTTGACGACGCTTTACAAATGTATCAAGAGTATCATTCAGATGCAACATTTCGTACATTTTTAAAACATCAGATAACACAAGCGGATAAAGATAACGGATACATTCCCGTATCGTCAAACATTATCTTTATTCGTGAACTGTTTGACATTAACCCCACCTTCAGCAACGTTGACATGTTTGATATTCGATATCAGATGATGCTCAACAGCATCGGCGACTTCATGAATTTCGCTGGCGGCATATCCTACTTCTATCAGTTAGAGCAGTATCTAGAAACACTCGATATGTTGCTGGATGGTTCGCCAAAAGTTTCATTCGCTAGGCGTCAGGGAAGACTCTACATCTTCGGTGAGTTTGGTAGCGGCGACTTGAACGTAGGCGACTACGTTGTTGCTGAAGTTTATTCAATAGTAGATCCGCAAGCACACACTTCAATTTATGATGACATGTTTGTTAAAAATTATACCACCTCTCTGATCAAACAGCAATGGGGTATGAACATGTCAAAGTTTGAAGGAATGCAATTACCTGGAGGAGTTACAATTAACGGAAGGCAATTATATGACGATGCAACTTCAGAGTTAGAAAGACTCGAAGAGAAATTAAGATTAGAACAAGAATTGCCACCTGACTTCTTTATGGGTTAATCATGGCGACCAATCAATATTTCTCAAAAGGTTCGCGTCAAGAACAAATACTGTACGAAGATTTAATCGTTGAATCTTTGAAGATGTATGGGCAAGATGTTAATTACATGCCTCGCGAGACTGTTAACATTGACGAAATATTTAAGGACGATGTTCCTTCTCGTTTCGAACGAGCGTATCAAATTGAAATGTATATCGAAAACACTGAAGGATTCGATGGAGAGGGTGATCTCTTCACTAAGTTTGGTGTAGAAATTCGCGATCAAGCAACGTTTGTAGTCGCGCGAAGAAGATGGTTGTCGGAAATTGCTCCATATGAATCTGTTGACAAAGTCACCTATCGACCACGCGAAGGCGATTTAATTCATCTGCCTCTCTCTAATTCTATTTTTCAAATAATGAGAGTTGAAGACGAGGCACCTTTTTATCAGTTGAAGAATCTACCTGTGTTTAGAATGACTTGTGAGTTGTTCGAGTATACTGGTGAAGACTTTGATACCAATATCTCAGCAATTGATGAGGTTGAGAATTTTGCATATCAGTGGGTTCTTTCTTTAGATTCTAGCGGATTGTCTGACTCAGCAACATGGACTCGTGGCGAAACAATAACACAGTATGGTGATTCAAGTTACAACATGACAGCGGAACTTGTTGACTTTGACGGTGTGAATAATAAACTGTATCTTGCTCATGTTGCCTCTACTGACAGCGACTATCATGTATTCAGCACTAGCAAGATTGTTACCGGAAGTATATCAGGTAAGGCAGCAACGCCGACGCTTGTCGAAGAATTACAGGCACTTCAACCTACATCGCAAAACGAAGAGTTCGAAGATTTTCAAACAGACTTTGTCGATTTTAGCGAATCTAATCCGTTCGGAGATCCATAATGTTTGGCACCTGGTTTTACAATGAGAGAATAAGAACTTCAGTTGCAACCTTTGGATCTCTATTCAACGAGATTTATATTGTTCGCAAAAAGTCAGACGGCACAGTTTTAAATCAATTGAAGGTGCCATTGTCTTACGCGCCCAAGAGAAACTTTATTGATCGTATTGCACAAATGGACGTGGGTGAAGATCGAGAGCGTCAGGTTGCAATTAAACTGCCGAGAATGTCGTTTGAGATAATTGCTATGAATTATGACACTAACAGGCAGTTACCCAAATTAAATTCTAAATTGGTTTCGAAAACCAACACAACAGGTCAAGAGCTCTACACGCCTGTACCATACATAATTAATTTTCAGTTGAACGTGTATACAAAATCACAAGATGACGCGCTACAGATTGTTGAGCAGATTCTACCTTACTTTAGTCCTCAGTATACATTAACGATCAAACCTCTCAAGGATTTTCCTGACGTCAAAGAAGATACGCCAATCAAGTTGGACGGAATAACTTTCACTGACGATTATGAAGGTGCACTTGAAGCAAGAAGAACTATCATCTACACGTTGGATTTTGAGATGAAAGTAAATCTGTACAAGAAGACGCCAGAAACTGGAAAAATTATTAATCAGGCTGATATTAGCGTATTCGACTTAGATGATACCGACGCTCTGTACGAATTGTTTTCGTATGATAGTTCAATAATTTAGGCAATAAATAACTGTTATGCATAAAGGTTTAGTAGAGTACAATAGAAGAGCAATTAACTTCCGCAGAGCACAGGTTGAAAATGTGCTTCCGGAATATTTCTCATCATCGTTTCCAAAATTCATAAGTTTGTTAAATCGTTATTATGAATATGAGAACGAGAATGATTCTACTGAGTTGTTAAATCACCTGTTTCAGAGCAGAGACATAACTGAAGCAGACATAACTTTACTATCATATATCGAAGAAGAGTTATTGCTCGGGCAAAATTATTTCGAAGGATTTCCAAATAAAAGAGCAGCAGCAAACTTTTCCAGCACGCTGTTCCGAGCGAAAGGATCAAAGTATTCAATTCAGTGGTTCTTCCGCTCGTTCTATAACTTAGACCCAGAGATAATTTACACTAAGAACAACGTCTTTAAACTTAACGACCCTAACACTAAACTTGGTGTTGAGAGCGTTAAGTATTTGACAGATGATAAACTGTATCAAACATATGCTCTGTTAATTAAGATCGGTGTTCCTATTAAAGATTGGAGACAACTGTTCAAGTTGTTTGTTCATCCAGCGGGAATGTATCTTGGCGGAGAGGTTCTTCTTCTAAGTGTTGTAGATCTGGCATTAAATACAAATCAACCTTTTCCTGGTGTTGCTAATCATTATCCTTGGGGTGATGGTAAAGTTCAGGCATCCGGAGACGCAGAATCATCTGCTCTTGGTGAACAAATTATTTACTACGAACAAGATCCAACTTATTTAATTTCGGCAGGTAATGTGGATGAAGGAACAGCAGTTGGTGTTACCATTAATGCTATTAACGCTGACGACGGACCAGTTTACTTGTACTTTGCTAACTTGACAACTAACAACGAAGATTTTAAAAACCCTCAGTCTGATCCATCAGTTTATATTCAGATGGAAAGTTCGGGTTTAGATGACACAGGAACTCAATACTCAAGACAAAGAATTGTAACAGGCGGATTCGGCGGAACAGAAGAACTTAGTCAAAATACAACTAGAGGATGGTTGGTTACCAGAATGACATCAAACGGAAACACGTTTGTTTATCATTCGTCAAACCAATATGATACATACGATGCTGTAAACGGAGTAACAAATGCAAATAATTTATTAACATATTTGCAAACGTTTCAGGCAGGCGATCTTGTCATAATGACTACTTTTGACGAACCTGCTCTCAATAAAACCGTTTTCGAGAATGAACTTGTTAATGAATTTAGTGCCGCGTTGATCACAAACGCACAATCTGGTGCTTGGACTGCACAACCTGATCCGGTAAGATGTAGATATCAGTTAGTGTCAATCAAAGGTAGTTCAGAACCAATTCACGAAGATGTTGATTTCCCAGGTCAAACTGATCCAATGGCGACAACTTTGATGTTAGAATCTATCTCGCCATACAACTGGAAAGTTCTTGAGAATGAATTAAGATACGAACCGCAATACGTCTTTCCGACCGTATCAAATATGAAGACTATAAACATTGTTTCGGGCAATGCAACGTATAACGAAATTGAATTATTGAATGATCTAAAAACTGAGGGATCAGAATTATTTAGAATATACCTTTTCGATCAACCTTCAGGCGGCACACAATTAGCAGAGAAAACTGTAATTGTTAATGACACTAGTATTACACCGTCAGGTCCAACTTATAATGTTCAGGTTACTAACTCTGGTTTTGCTGAGGGAACTGACCTATCGTTCAAGATTCTACCGTCAAACCCTCTGCCCGAAGACGTAGATTGGCAGATTATTGGTAGTGATGTTCTCGGTAGGTTCCCCACGTCTTCAGGAACTGCGACATCAGTCAACGGTAACTTAACTATTAATGTTCCGACAACGGTTGACGATCAGATACAGGGTTTAGTATCGGGTGTTGTTCAGATCGTCGGGCAGCAGTCAGGTTCTTCTGCGCAAGTCAGTTTTCAAATGGATGATGCTGCTGCAGGTTACTCTATTGATTTTGTCAACGGGGATAATAATATTATTGAAGGTGAAACATTAAGTTTTACTGTAACCAGTACAAACTGCCTTGAAGATGTGACTGTTACCATTACTGACGATGGCGCTCCGGGAAGCGTAACTAATAGAATTGTTTCTTTTCCGTCGACGATAACAGGACTAGACGCAAATTCAGGAAACATAACTTCAGCGACGCAAGACGTTACGACTAGCGCGTTAGAGTTTACGACTGAAGGCAATCAAACTGCGACTATAACGGTTACTGGTAATATTAGCGGTGAAACAGCAACTGCTCAGTTTACCATGAAAGATGTAGTTTTGAATCCACCAACATACCAGATATCAGGCGATGTGACTCTAACTGAGCCAGCGTCAGGAACTTCAGATCACACCTACTCTTTAACTACTACAAACTTAGCGCCTGGAACAACTCTGTATTGGGAGGTTGCTGGAACTGGTAACAATCCTACCGTAGCGGAAGATTGGTCTGCTGGTTATTCTGACAACGGTGTTACGACAACAATAGTCAACGGAAACTTGAGGGGTGCAGTTGTTCTTCCTAACAACTCAGGAAGTTTTGTGGTTAGACAAGATTCTAACCCAGCGTTGGAAGGTAACAAAAATTTTGTTATCAAAATATACAACGACAGCGGTTATACTGACCTAGAATTCACTGATCCAACTACTAGAACAGTAACAGAAGATGTCGGCACGGTTTCACTACCAGGTTCTATTTCAATTGCATCTACTGATGATCAAATCACTGCAACTGAAGTATATGCATACCTTCGTTTTTATTCAGACGGTACTCTGGAAAAAGCGGAAGAAGTTAATGACACTATAACAACAACTGCTTTGGCAGATTGGCATGCTCCTACTGGTGCAAACGTAGGATTAAATTATTCCGTGTACATTACAGGAACACCAAACGCTGAACACGTTTTTGAGTTTTCTACTGATGGTTCTAACTGGTCAGCGTATACACCTGGCACCGCTAAATCTCTGAACACAAATGTTTTCTTTAGATGGGAAGATGATCAGAATGTTGGTAATGTTAACCAGTCTCTTCATGTCGCATATATTCAAGATAATCTAACAAGTACTGTTCAGGATCAAACGTCAATCGGTATTACAACAACAATTGGATTACCGTTGAAGACACGCTTGGCAAATATGTGGTTGTCTGATGAATCAATCTACGCGTCAGATCACGGTCAATCACTAACTTCAACGCAACCTTTGCGTAACGATTTAATTAGTAGGCAAGCGTTTAACTTGGATTCCTTTATAACAGGCAACCGAGGAGCGGATGGTTGGGAATTCAGACCGTTTAGGCAATGGTCTCTCAATGGAGTAAACTCAACCAGTTTTCCTGCAGCAACTGGCGGAACTTTAAACCCATCTTCTGGTGATGAAGTGAAGGGTAACGGTATTAATGGAAACAGAACTACCGCTACTAGAACTTTGACAGTTAAAAATAAAACTGACTCAAGAAAAGCAGCTGCTCAATTAACAAACTTTGTTACAATTGTTTACGCTAATGCCGCTGCCGACGGTGGTACTGCAAACTTTGTTTACAATTTGACAATTAACGGATACAATCTAAGAACTTCAAGCGATGTAACAAATCCAAACAACTATCAGTGGAGTGTTAAGAGAAGCGGTTTGATTGGCGGTAGATTTGGATTTCTTCAAGTAGAAATACCTTACAGTCAAATGAGTACTATTAATGCTACAATGACATTTGATAATGACGACGTAGCAACAATTCAAGAAATTTGGATGATACCTGGTAGATATGATGCTACGTTTGTTTCTACACAAAATGCTGGTTCTGGCAGCGCAAACCTATGTTCAATTTCTGGCGGAGAGAAAGACGACCTTGTTCTCGCTTGGGGTATGGCAGAAG